TGGTGGCGAAGAAACTTACATCATCCCACTCAGTCGTGACCGCGGCCTCAACATTGATGAGCCTTACGGAGAGTGTATGACAAGTAGCCGGGGCCGAAAATGTGAACCAGATACGAACCGGGTATAGGCGGTTGCTAGTATAGCTCTGTATCTCCGCCCCATTGGTCTCGTCGTAGACTTGAAGCTTAGCAGTTGTACTAGCTGCCGAACATCGGGCTACAGAAGAAACATGATAGGTCTTTCCGGGCTCAATACGGAGTAGAGCTGACCTTGCATAATCTCCCGCTGCAGCAGACACAACACGCAGGTAACGTTTTCCGCTGTTACTGAGTCGTGGCTGAGCGGTTTGCTTAGATACAGTGGCGGTACCTCCAGCTGTCCAGTCTGTGGTGTGGGACTGTTCCATATCGTGATCGGGGATTTCACTGAGCACCGTCCAGCACGGCAGGAATATATCGTTGGTTAGACATTGGTCTAGTAGATCCTTAACTATTTGTGGGTTTATTTTCCACAGTTCGTATTTATCACTGGCGGCAGCGGCGGCACTGAAGTATGGCTCCACGAGGACTTTACCAAGTTCTGGCTGGTAATCCTTAATAGGCCGGATGTCACCCTCGGGGGCTGCAGCGGCGTCACCAGCATCATAACTGATTCTTACCCAACCACCAATCCACTCACTTGGACTGGACTGCCCGGTCTTTAGTTGGTTAGTATCAGTTATACTTTCCGTGTCACCATCAGTTGCAGTCCCCGTAATTAACAAGCCGGTATCCAAGGCCAGTTTACGAAATAACTCTGCCCTTGAAATCCCGCCAAGATTTGGGGTTGTAGAAGCAGCTACTACAGTTGCCACGGCTCACCATTTACCATTGTGGATGTCAATTCTGGGCAAATGGCCGGTGGTATTACCCTCCCGGCCACCCAGCCAGAATAACCGTTGTGGATGTTCACACGGTTAATACGTGATGGTCTCCTCGATCCATTCCGCGCCCTGCGTGAATGTCTGCCCAACGAGGGAACTGACTACATGCAGGCACAAGGAATGACCGGGCTTAACGATGAGACGGCCAGCAACCTCAGCGGCAACAACACCATGAGGCACAACACCGCCAGCACCCTTGGTGAATGCTCCCCAAGGATACCAGCCGTTATCCACAACTGTAGTGCTGAAGTCCCCAACGACGCTACCACCGTAGGTATCACCAATGGGACTGAGAACGAGGGCCGTGGCTTCGGCGGTAGGTGCGGACTTGGATGTAGTCACCATAGCCCAACCGGAGAAGGATTCAATTACGTTGGTTGAGACAAGGTTAAACCAGAACAGCCTATCAATGATAAGACTCGGCCCGCCTACTCCATAACCGTTGTGGATTTCAAGGGCGGCTGTGGTGCTTGGCCGAACTACCAATCCAGCCACGGCAGCCACACTCATCATAGACCAACGTTTGCCTTGGCGGGTGTATTCAGTACCGGCAGGAAGACCACCAGCGTTGAATGCCTCACCTTTTTCGTTAGTATACGGGAGATTGTAACTTCCCGTACCCTCCCCACCGCGCTGCCGGTGAGTAAACAAAGTCTCGTTAACCATTTTGATACTCTCCTAGAAGCCCGCTGGGTCGTATGGCAGTGACCAAGCATAGAAAATGTGTGCTTGGTTAAGCTGAACCCGGTTAGTGGTTCCAATGCCTGCACCGAAACTAGCCGGAAATTCGTCGGCAGTGATTGTAGTCACACCGTTATATACTCCGTCTACATAGTAAAAGGCTTGGTTGTTGGCTTTATCAAGGGCGATTCTAAACCACGTCGGGGAAGTACTGTTATCAACGACACCAGTGACAACCGTCGCATTGGCTTGCATATTCCAAGTCAACCCGGTGCCCTTGGAATAGATGGTAGCCAAAGCATCGGCGGCTACAACAATGCTACCACCGTCCTCGACAAAGCCGAGATTGGTGGTTACTTCATCCGCAGATACCACCGACCACCGGGCGTAGATATCAGCCACGAGGAATCGTGGAAGACTCTTCTGCCCCATAATGGCTGCCGCTGCATGAGCATGAGCGTAGTCACCGAAAATTGCCGGTGACTGAATAAGATCAGCTCCGGCATTTGTGGTAAGTTCTGCCGGTGTACCGGGGTCATCCTTACTCATGAAGTCGGCACCGGAACCGGCTGCGGCTGCAAGTGATGTTGCCGTCCACCCACCGTCAGTGAGTAGGTTATTACCCGAGGCCGTGAGTGCTCCGTTAGCTCCACTGATGATCCAGAAGTCGGTACCAACGTTAGTACCCCACTTAACTGGGTCAGTAACATGAACCCGCCGGAGATCCATAATGTCTCCACGGGTTAGAAGGTGATTACCACCACTCTGAACCATTACTGTTTCCTTTCAAGCGGGGCTCCACTGCTATGTACGTATGTAGGTTGGACTGGAGTACAACCTCGGGCCGGGCAATGAACCCTATACGTGCTTTGTGTCATAGCATGGAGCCCCTCGAAATGCCCAACTACCACGCTCGACTAAGATTGAACGCGGTGATCTTGACGGTTTGGCTCGCCACCGAACCGAGGATAAGATTCGCCACTCCGTTTTGAATGAAGCGGCCACCTTCAAGAGTGACAAGCCGGGCATCAGAAGTGGCGAGGGAGATTATAAGTGACCCAAGTCCTTCCCTTTTGCTTGGCGGGTCATCACCGGCGTCGAAGGTTACAGTCGCGGCACCACCACCCTGCTCTTCGAGCAGAATGACAATACCTTCAGTCCGTCCGTTTGTGTCAATACTGAAAGTCTGACCGGCGGTGACACTAGTGCCGGAACCCACAAGATCGCTACTCCGGGTATTAACAGCAAGATCAGTCATAGTAATTGCAACGTCAACCATTTCAATTACTCCTTATGCGCTGAACTGCACGTAGGCAGCTGCAAGGCCGGCTGGTTCAAAGACGTGAGCTCCGTAGAGCTGCAAGCCACGAACTGCATCGGCGAATCCGGTCTGGAGACGGAAGGCTTCAGGCTGCCCCTCAGGAATCTGAGCGGCGAAGCTAGTAGCTCCCTTATAACCGGCGAGAATGGTGTATACAGAACTAGATACCGGGATCTGATTGCTGACATACATACGGAGGGTCGTGAGGGTTTCAAGAACACTTGGCAATGGCCCGCCCATTTCGCCACCAGCACTGGAACCCTTCTTAATGGTTTCCATTGCAGAGGCGGTACCGAAGTTCGTGAACCGAGCATCGAGGAGAAGTAGGGCCACGAAGTCCGGATTGACTACTACAAACCGTTCGCCAGCCGGGACGTTAGCCTTATTCAGCTTAGTCGCGAGATTGACCAAAAGCGTGTAGGCATCTACATCCCCGGTTCCGGTGCCAACAACGATAGGGTTGCTGGTACTGGAGCTGGTAGTACCGGAAGTCTCAAGGACATTATCCTCATGAATTCCAGCGGCCATAGTAGTAGCAATGAAATCATCGATCTCATCGCGCATACCAAAACTGGCCCGACCCATCGCCTTCTCCATGACGGAGACATTCATCTGTGCCTTATCAACGTCATCAAGGGCGAAATAGAAATAATCCGCCTCGGTGATTTGCATAGGCTGGCCCGCACCCTGAAGGACTTCTGGGGTCAGGTTAATGGTGTTCTTGGTGTAAGAACTAATGGTTACTGGCCCGATGGTGTTAACCCGGACAGTATCACCCTGCTGTTTGATCTCTCCCTCATAATCAGTGTTTACGCAGTTACGAAACACGAGTGCGGGATCAAGGATATCCTTGAACTTTTTACTCCAAACAGTGGGGATGAAAGCGTCTACAGACATCTATTTATCCCTTTTTCATTAGTGTTTCAACATACTCCATACCACCGGGACTGTCGAGGTAGTCGGACTGCTTCGCAGTTGGAAGCTCCTTGAATTCCTTGATAGTCTTAAATGGGAATGAAGTAGCAGTACCCCTACCTTTAGGGGTGATATCCGCACTACCGTTGACAATGTTAGGGTTGGTTTTAGGGCCAGTCTCGGAAGGCTTTGACTTAATCCGGATAATCTCATTGGCAATGTCCCGCTCCAGTTTCTGGATTGACAGTGACCAATGGGAGGCTTCGTAGCCACCGTTTGCAGCTTTCTCAGCTACCTTGTCAATGAATTCCTTACTGACCCCATTGTCGGCAGCATTTTGAACTGCCTCTTCCCAAGCCATAGTAATTAGCTGTGGCGTATCGTCTTCGGTCTGCGGGGTGTAGTGGACTAACTCAGCATATTCCTTAGCGAATACCGGGTCTTTGGCAAACTTTTCCTCGATGTCCTTTTCAGACATTCCGAGGATTTCAAGCTTCCTTCGCTGATGGCGTTCGTTGTCGAGTTCACGTTCGAGCTGAGAAATCTTTGGCTCGAAGTTTCGTCGTGTCTGCCGATCAGCGGCGTTACCGACTTCGTTATTGAATATCTTGAGAAAATCCGGGTTCTCACGCTGGAGCCTACGAATGTCCTCAACGAGGTTCTTCGGGTCAAGCGTTATCGGGGCCAGTTCCTCTACGCCACCTTCGTCCCCGACTGGAGTGGTTTGCTGATCCTGCTCTTCAGCATTGACTCCAGCGGTTTCCAGTGTGCTTTGTGACTCAGGCATGTTATCCTCACTGTGATGGTATGACGGGATTGCAAATGGGGAAATTATTTCAGAGTGGGTTTATTGAGACTTGCCTTAAGCATTCCTCCCAGTTTTGGTTTAGTTAGCTTGCCACCACTACTTCCGGTTTTCTTGCCGGGAGTGTAGTTGGTGTAAGAATTCCAGTCGGCCCGAAGATTGAACCAAAGAGTTTCTTTGGCATACTGTTCCTTGAGTTTGGTTATTTCTGGATTCTGGTAGGTCTTGAGTCGGCTGTGGATGATATCGAGGAGTTCCTCGTTATTGATAGAATCTTTGAGAAGCTTCCGGGCTGTGGCGGCCCAAGGCATAGACTGAATATTAGGATTGGCTACCCGGAAACTGTCTACGGCTCTGACGAGACTATCAATCTCGTCCTCAGTGAGGTCTGATTTCATATTCTGGTACCGGGGCTTGTCGAAATACCCGGCGGCGTCGAGTTTCCTGATGTCATTGTAGTATGTGGATTCTACAGTATTCAGCCCAGCACCCATGTAGCGGTTAACGAAGTTAAGAGCCTCGGCTCCGTGACCACTAGTGTTTACCCACTTGGCTACGGCAGCATCGAAGTTATCCGGGTTGATTTCGCCAGTGATGAAATCCTTATTCGCTTCGTCGTCGAATAGGTCGAAGTAGCTATTCAACCATTCGCGTTGCTTACTGTCTAGTTTCTTGGTGTCGGACTTGATTACCTCACCGAGCCGATTACGCTGCTCTGTGAGGAGAACCTTTCTGTTTTCCCGGAACTTTACAAGGGTCTGGCCGGAACTTAGTGCTAGGTCATCATTGGCTTTGCGCCGAGCTTTGATTTCAGTTTGAATTTCTTGGCTGCGTTTGAACTCATCAGTACTGGCCTCTGGTACATCCTCCGGGTGCTCGGAAAGGTACTCCCGGCGTTTGATAAGATAGTCAGGATCATCCTTCTTAATCCCGACGCCTTCGAGAATATTGTCTAGCTTCTCAGACTCAGTGAGAGGTGTGGCCTTACCACCAAATGCTCCAACGGCGGTACCGGCAAGTGGCTCCTTACCAACTTCCCTCAAGGAGAAGGGAAGGAAAGTGTTCTTCAACATATTCACCCAATTTCGAGACGGCTCCCCTACTATGTTCTCCTTGAGCATCCAGTCAAGTGATGTGGACAGAACAGGAGATAGTTTGCTTCGGAATAGATACTCCGGTTCACCGAGAGTAATATCCCCATCTTTGCTGATAGTAGGTGCGGAGCGGATTACACCTCGGACTAACGTATCCCACGGGCCGAAGAGGGATACGTCAGTTCCACCGATATTCTTGATTCGCATAAAGTTGGAGGAACGCGGGTCAAACTCAGTGTCCTCACCACGAAACTCATTCATAGCAACAGTGAGCCCGGTGCCTATGGCTATGAGCTTAGCAATCTGCCTACGAGCGACTTGGTTTTCCAGTTGATTGCCCCAACTAGCTTTCATAACCATTTCCAGCTGGCTTTGCATGAACCTCGGGGCGAAGAATAGAGCACTGCCGTAAGCACCACCGAAACCTTTGTTAGAATATCCAGTGGCTCTGTTAGCTGCATCCCCAATGGAGTCGAGAATTTGGGCGCGAGTCATACCCTCCTTGGCCCCAACCTTAACGCCACCTTTCAGTGGGATACCGGTAAGCATAGCAACACCGCCCGCCTCATACTGATCCCATAGGTAGTCAGCTATAGCAATCCGGTTAGCATTACCAGTTTCTGTAAATAAAGTATTAGACTTCTTCAGGAATTTCCCATAAACCGGAACACTCTGAACCCTGCCGCCAATGCCTCCGAG